TGATCAAGATAGGGATTGGTTTCCTGTTGCAGCCGTGACATTTCCTGCTGAAGGTTTTCCATGCTGTTGAGATGGCTCAAAGCTTGTTCAAGATTATTGTATAAAGTGTTGGGTATATCAAAACTACTTTCTGCTTGCGCTAGTTCCTGAATGTATTCTTGATGTTGTTTAACTTCTAGATTTAACGGTTGCAGTTGTTGATCCAACTGCAAAATCTGTTGCTCAAGATTACCCAGAATTTCTTTGTGATTGTGATCACTTAGCCCTTGCTGACACATGGGGCATTGTGCGTCTAATACTTGACGATAGTTTGCCATGTTTTTGTCTAGCTGAGTTTGCAAGTTAGTTACAAGACGATTTTTTCCTGTAAGCAAACGCTGTTGCTCGTTCCGTGCAGACTTGAGCTTGTCAACATCTACTCGATCTCTATGTGCTTGTATTTCAACTTCAATATCTAACTGGCTCATGCTGTCAAGAGCTTGTTGAATGTCATTTATTTTGTCTTGATGTTGAACTTGCCATTTTTCACTGCGAGTATTGAGATCAGCAAGTGTGCGAGCAATCTTTTCATTGCTGGCTTCAATGGTTTTTATTTTGAAATCTTCTTGATCTTGTTGTATGCGTGTTTCTTTAATGCGTTCCTTTAGCGTTTCAGCCTTGGTGCTAAGCATGGTAATCATCAAGAGTTCTTCGATGATTTCCCGTTGCTTGCCTGCACCTTGACTTAAAAATGGCAGGGTGTAAGTGTTCAACGCCACAATGTTGCAGAACATAGTATGCGTCATGCCCAGCACAGCTTCCACTTGCTTTTGAGTCTCGCGGTTTTCACCTTGAGCTTCATCAGTATCAGGACTGTTGACCATTTGATCGTTAACAATAAATCTAAAGAAAGCTGGTTTACGGCCGCGTTCAATGCGATATGTTTGACCATCGCGACTGAACTCCAAACAAACGCTCATGTTTTTGCTGTTGATGCGATTGACCAAGTTGTCTTTTTTGATATTGCTTAGAGCTTGGCCGTACAGTGCATAGCTAATGGCATTTAACAGCGTGGTTTTTCCCACGCCATTACGGTTGCCTTGACCACCCATGTCAAGGTTTTCCCCTAACACCAAAGTAAATCCGCTGCGAGTTAAATCCACTGTTTGTGGAACAGTACCAACACTAAGGAAGTTGCGTATTTCTACATTGTGATATTGCAGCATTATAGACTCTGATAAATTTCCACTAGTTTTTTACAGTCAATAGTTTTGCTTTCAATACTGTTTAAGTGACTGATAACAATAGTGTCAACACTTTGAAAGTCTATTGCTTCATCTTGAAGTTCTGCAACTTCATTACTCACAGCGGTTTGAAACGCCAGTTCATTAACTGGCCAAGCTGCTTGTAATACTTCACGTAGGAAAGTCATGTCAAGATAGTCAGTGTCTTGAGGAATTTGCACTCTTACGTGATTTTGTGGTTGCAAATGACGCTGAGGATCATAAAGAAGATCTTGCAGAGTTAACACACGGTATCGTGGAGCTTGTGGCCATGCAACATAACGTGGCTCATGATTTTTTTGCCAAAACATCATGCCACGCTCATCATCCCAAACATCACTGTAGTTGTGGGGAAATGCATTACCAATATAATGCACATTGCCTTGAACTTGACGTTTGTGAAAGTGACCACTGAAAACGTATTTTTGCTTGGCTAAATGATTGCCATTTAGGTGGCCATGGTCGGGCATTTCCACCATGGCATTCATTTTGAACCTTGGCAGTTCAAAATGACCCCAAATATAGGGAACAGAAATATCAACAACCTTTTTCCATTCATCTCCCACCAGCCAGGGAACAAAAGCATGGTCGCCCACTGTGGTGATTTTATCAATCAAGTGAATGTTATCAAATTCTTGAATGTAAGGTATGCTGTGTATTTCCAGTTTGTCACGGAAATATAAATCATGATTGCCAATGATAAAAAATACATCATCAAAAGCGGCACTAAGCAAGCGCAAGCCGGCAACACTGTAGTTCAGCGTGGAAATATTAATGGCACTGCGTACATGATGCCAGTCGCCTAGAAACACACATGTTTTACAACCTTGTTTTTGAGCCTGTTCTATAAACCACAACAAAAACTGTTCGCATTGCATGTTATGCTCGCGACTGTTGTTTTTCATTCCAAAATGCAGATCGGTGAAAGCTGCGATGTTATCAAGTTGGGGGGTGCGATTTGTCATAGCTACTGATAGTAGCTTAGACAGACATGATAATCAAACTTATGTAACAGCTATTCCTGAATATGTGAACACCAATCGCCCAAACTCATATTTGTCTCCTTGACCGTTAATCAGTTTTTTGTGCTATTTCGTTTTCTGTTTGTCTTGTGTAGCTGGGAGTAGATCCGTGCATTATTAACAAGTCATCACGAATGTTTTGGTTTCGTTTTTCAGTATTTAGTATTCGAGTAAATGAATTCTGCACTGCGGACGTATAATATGCAAATGGATTTTCACTGCGACTTTCGTCAAACTGTAGTCCTATCTGACTTAGCTGCAACAAAGCTTGTCCTTGCATTTCTTCATTATATGTATTGCCAGTTAGATAAACTTTTCCATTACGTCGTGCCACAAAGCAACCATATTCTGTTTCTGGACACCATACTTGTCCCTGGTAATATGTTGTTGGTTCGTTAGGATGCATGGCTTTACCACGTCCAGGATGACTTCTACCATTCCGTTTGCCGCCATGTAAGTTTAAACAAGCCCCGGTTGTGTTATTAGCTCGATTACTGAAAACATTTGTGGTAATACATTCTGTTTCTTTACCAAAACTTACATGAGTATGTTTATGACTATTTGTTTTCTTACCTAATAAAGTGCAAAGAGCTTGAAACATGTCTGTTCGTCCTTGATCTTTTTGCACCCAGCTAACACTGGTTTTGCGATTCCATCCATCACCGGCAATTAATGTTTGCAACAGCAGTTCACGTTGATCATTAGTAAGTTCCAGAATAAAACTCATAGGGATGTTTTTATTAGGGAATAAGTTTTCCAAAGTTTTACTATCTGACTTCCAAATTCTAAAGCAAATGTTATTTTTGCGCAGGTTTTCAGTGAAAGTAAAGTTTTGAGTTTCCAGGGCTTTACGGATTTTATCAGCGTTGGCTCCGGGATTTTGATAGATAGCAATGCTTTTTATATTGCCTTGCCTATCATAATCATAGCAGCCTTCTGTTATTATCCAGCCCGCTAATTCTACCAAAGAATCTGCATATTGGCTTACATCATTTCCTTTTTCAGCATTGCCCATGACAACTATTTTATCATTTTCACAAATTTGTTCAATAGGTATTAAGCCACGAGCAGTAACTATTTTATGATTAGGTGTAATCAAACTATCAATGCTCCGACAAGTTACTTTGTGCATCAGACCATCAAAATCACCTCGGTAAATAGATTTGATTTTGCTCCACTTGAGATCTCCTGTTTCGTAACTTAAAATAATATCCGTTTCGTTAATTTCATTAGTGTTTAACCAACCCCTTTGAGTTAGAGCTTGAGTCTGATCATCAACGCAATAGCCCCTCCAGTTGCCTTTTTTACTGTATTTTTCCACAAGTTTCATAAACATCATGGCAAGCTTGGGTGTAATGTAACCATGGTTATTACAAAACTCTCCGTTTTGTAAACCACCACGCCAGTGACTTTTGCCCACACATACCCAACAGTCATTGGTCCAAATAAAATGTTGGAAAGCTGGAAAGTTTATTTTAATATGGCGTTCTGCAACAGTTTTTCCCATTTCGTGTTTGATGGGATGAGGTGGAATATGATCATAAGTCATTAATCTAACCACAACCTGTTCAATATCCAAGCTGTCAGGATCTACTCGATATACAGGATTTTTTTCACCACGAGCTTGCGCTTCTTTACGTAAACGTTGTGATTGCAGTTCAGCTTTGCGTATTTTAGCTTGCTCAAGAGTTTCAAGATTTATCAAGTTTAAATCTTGAGTTATTATATCAAAACTGCTGTAAATATTTTCCAAGTAGCTGCAATAGGTATTTTTGCTAGCGTGGATTTGTTCTA